CGCCGGTTCTTCAACCAACGACACGTCGGATTCGTCTTGTGACAAATCCGAAGTTGTCCACGGTAGTCGCACCTTCGGCAGGCCGGCTCGCTATCCTTTTACAGGAACGCGAGCGTCGCCTCGGGAGCGTCCTCCTGAATCCCCATCGAGCAAGCTCGTATAGGGAGGAAGAGTGGACTCTAGTAACTGACACCCTCTGTTCAAAAGACAGTGGCTTCACCTGTAACAGGTTAGGCCATGGTCTTTCGCCCAAAATCCTTCGGGAGCGTGCTGCGATGTGCGTTGACGTGTGGGATGCCTTTAGGGCGGCTTATGCCGCCACTAAGGCCCCATTACGTCTAACGATCAATCCAGCCCCCCGTAAGGTGCTAGACGCCCTATTTGGCTTCAGGCGTTTAGCTCGACATATATTGCGTGTGGGTATCTCCGAAGGACCTGACGCCCTGTTAGTTTTGATCAAATCTTGGTCAAACCTAATAAGGTCGCAAGTATTCGACGGAGTCCCGCATGCGGACCGATTCAAGAAAGGTTTTGGACCCTTCTTCCGTGGAGTATCTGAGAGTCTAGTGCGTAATGACGCACTCTGGCTCCAGCTCTCCGCGATCGGCCGCGCCTTACCACCCGGTACCGAACGGATGGTTGAGGCATCTTTAAAATCTCACAAGGAGGTGTACTTATCGAAGTTCACTACTCCAAAATGGATTTTAAACGAAGTGCGCACCTTCACCCGAAAATGGGCGGAGACGCACCTCGGGACAATCCCGGCTCGCGTAGTGTTCCCCATGACAGGCTCAGCCTGTCTTGAGGCGACTACGCGGCAGGGAGGCTTACTCTCGACGCTGACCAACTTGGTCGCCGTCGGGGATCAGGGGCCCTTAGAGGGTCTCGATCCTGAGTCAGCCGAAACACCGTCACTCAATGATGTCATCCGTATGAACGGATTACTCACTGACCTCTCTGATGACTACCCTCGTGCGAAGGTAGTCGCAATCAGGGAGAGAGGCGCAAAGGTGCGCGTCGTGACAAAGTCACCTGCCTCCCTCATCGCCCTTGGCCACCATCTTAGACGGTGGATATTCAAGGGCCTTCGGAAGTCGAGGCAACTCAGCAAGTCCTTGTCCGGGGACCGCTGGGGAGCCATCCAAGGTGCTATAGGCTTAGCCCCTAGCAACTGGTTGATACTCAGTGCTGACTTAACGGCAGCAACTGACTATCTACCACATGACCTCGTAGAGGCCATGGTGGATGGACTCATTTCGGTAAATAAGATATCCGACCTGTGGGCTTCTGTACTCAGAAGACTCACAGGCCCCATGAGGCTATCATGGCCGGAGGACGTGGATTGCTCACACGTCACCTCGCGGGGTATTCTTATGGGCCTTCCGACATCCTTCTCCTTCCTCTGTTTGTTCCAGTTATACTGTACTCACAGAGCTTGGAATAGGGGTGCGGACCATTGGCAGCGGGTTATGTCGCCCGTTCCTGCCATTCTTGGGGACGACCTCCTCATGCTCGCGCCTAGAGGGGTTGTTGATAATTACAACTCCACTATAGCCGCTTGCGGAGGGGTCGTCTCGAAAGGTAAGCATTATGTCTCCCTTATAGGAGGCATATTTGCTGAAATACCTTTCTTAGCCAAATTTACTGTGACCGTCTTGAAGAAACCGTCAAGACGTGTCAACTTCGATCGTGACTTCCCGGTTGTGGGTTATGTCCCACAATGGAGGACGATCGGCCTTCAACGGTGTTATGAGTCGGCTCAATCGATATGTTACATATCGGTTAAGTCTTTGACTCCACATGGGGATCTCCCCTTGTGGTTCCGTTGCGGCGTTGCCTCTGAGCCGACGAGTGGAGATCTTAAAGAGTTCCACCTTCGGCGCAGGAATGTGATCAATGCCATATGTCCTAAACTCTATGAGTTGTTTAGACAAAATGGAATGATCCCGGACCTTCCGCGCGCACTGGGTGGCGCAGGGCTGCCGCGTCAACGTGGCAATCCCCTGAAGGTTGGTCCTCGTCCCGCATGGCTTAGAAAGCGGTTGGCTGCCGCTGTCTATGGACGAGCCATGTCGGTTGGGCTGCCGTTCGCTAAAGCGTGGCAAGAACGAAACTTTAGTTTCGTTGATGCCGACGCTGATAGCGCCGTCCTGGAGATTATAGAATCTACCAAGGCGGAAGGCAATTTAGCCCTCTGCCGCCCGTCGAAAACCCCATGGAATTCGACTGGCCGCAGATTTGGTCCCTTCGACGAACTCGTCGACTCGCTGACTGTTGCTTGGATGCAACAGGCAGCGTACGACTGGTACGTCCAAGTAAATGCTCAAGCTTTCAAACCTAAGCTCCGCGTAATTGCAAAACAATTACGGAGCCGATGGGATGCACTTGAGCCGGTTTCTCATTGGGCAAAGGGTGTCAGTTCGTCGGCACCTCTCTCATTACTCATCACCCGCTCTAAAGAGTGGGTGGCACATCTGAAATCAGATGTGCCCGTTGGATGGATCTTGAAAGAGATGTCGACCCCAACCAAGCGTGAGGTTATTTCACGCCTAGGCTGGGGGGGCGCGTAAGCGCCCTTCTGGCCGCCGCCGGTCCTGCTTTCGCAGGGCCGGCGGCCAAAAAAG